CCAAACGCGCGCGCCGGATCGACATTGCCCTGTCCAATTCGTTCGGGTTCGGGGGCACCAATGCCAGCGTGATTTTCGGGAAAATCGCCTGATGTGGCGCCATATCGCGGCGAATTTCCTGACCTTCCTGACCGTGGCGCTGTTCTTGCTGGCCGGGGTCATCGGCTGGGGCATGAAACAATACCGCGATCCCGGCCCCTTGGCCCAAGCCATCTGTTTTCAGGTGCCCAGCGGCGCGTCGATGTCGCGGGTAACAGATGCGCTGGTGGCGCAGGGGGCGGTCAGCAACGGCACGATCCTGCGTATCGGAGCCGATTACAGCGATAAATCGGGTCTGTTGAAGGCGGGCAGTTTCCTGGTGCCGGAAACGGCGTCGATGGAACAGATCATGGACATCATCACGCGCGGCGGTGCCAATAGCTGCGGGACCGAGGTGATCTACCGCATCGGTGTGAACCAGTTGCAAGGCGTTGTGCGTGAAATGGACCCCGCGACCAACCGGTTCGAGGAGCGCGCCAGCTTTGACCCGCTATCCGAAGAAGAACCCGCCGACTATGCAGAGGCGCGCGCGCAGGCGGATACCCGTTTTCGCGTGGTACTGGCCGAAGGTGTGACCAGCTGGCAGGTGCTGACCGCGCTGCGCGGGATCGGCACGCTGGACGCCGATGTCACCGAAACCCCGCCCGAAGGCGCGCTGGCGCCTACCAGCTATGAATTCACCCCCGGCACGCCGGTATCTGCTATTTTGGCGCAGATGACCGCGCGGCAGGACGATATCATCGCCACGGCCTGGGCCAACCGGCAGGACGGCCTGCCGCTGGACAGCCCCGCCGAAATGCTGGTCCTTGCCAGCATCATCGAGAAAGAAACCAGCGAGATCGACGAACGCCGGCAGGTCGCCAGCGTCTTTGTCAACCGGCTGCGGCAGGGGATGCGGTTGCAGACCGACCCCACCGTGATCTATGGCGTCACCCGCGGGCAGGGCGTGCTGGGCCGCGGCATCCGGCAAAGCGAATTGCGCGACGACAATCCGTGGAACACCTATGTGATCGACGGCCTGCCACCGACACCGATTGCCAATCCGGGTCAGGCCAGTATCGCCGCGGCGGTCAATCCCGATGAAACAGAGTATATCTTTTTCGTCGCAAACGGCACCGGCGGGCATACGTTTACCACCAATCTGGCTGACCATAATCGCGCGGTGGCCGTCTGGCGCCGGATCGAGGCCGAGCGCGAATCAAACCAGTAATCTGTTGAAAAGATGAACAAACTGACAAAGGGTCGCCCGCTGGTCGGGTGGCCCTTTGTTGCGTTTTGGGCCGGTTTGCGATAGGGTCGGCCCGCTAGATGGCGTGACGGGATCGTCGCCCACTCGACCTGCGGAAGGCTCCTAACAGGTCACAACACCATGACTGCACGACACGACCACGATTCCACCGCGCGGACCAAGGCACAGGCGCAGGCGCAGGCTCAGGCACGGGCGCGGGTGGCGGAAATCACGACCCTGTTCGCGCGGATCCGCGCCTTGCTGGACCACAGCCTGCGGATCACCGATGATCTGACCGAAGACACCCCCCGCACGATTATCACCCGTATGGATCAACTGATCGCGGCGCATCTCAAGGTGCTGACCGCAGAGGAGGCTTTCAATGCTGCCCAAACCGCCAATCCCGCTGACTGCGCCGACCTTGACAGCATCCGCGACGAGCTTGGGCGCAGATTTGATCGCCTCCGCGCCAGTCTCGGTGCAACGGGCGTTCCTGAGCAGCCTGAGTGACACCGAATTGCAGGCTTTGCCCTATCTGTTTGCCTTCTGGGCGATGCCGCATCAACTGCCGCCACAGGGCGATTGGCGGACCTGGGTGATCCTGGGCGGGCGGGGGGCCGGCAAGACCCGCGCCGGCGCCGAATGGGTGCGCCGCATGGTGGCCAGCGGCGCGCGCCGGATCGCGGTGGTCGGCGAAACCTATCACCAGGCGCGCGAGGTCATGGTGTTCGGCGACAGCGGGATCATGGCGGTCTGCCCGCCTGACGCACGCCCCAAATGGATCGCCACCCGCCAGATGCTGGTCTGGCCCAATGGCGCGCAGGCCCCGCTGTTTTCCGCGCAAGACCCAGAGGCCCTGCGCGGCCCGCAGTTCGACGCGGCCTGGGTGGACGAGCTGGCCAAATGGCGCAAGGCGGCGGCGACATGGGACATGCTGCAATTCGGGCTGCGGTTGGGGGATGCACCGCGGGTCTGCGTGACGACCACACCGCGCCGGCAGGCCTTGCTGCGCAAACTGCTGGACCGGCCCAGCACGGTCGTCACCCATGCGCCCACCAGCGCCAACCGCGCCAATCTGGCCGACAGCTTTCTGGCGGAAATGGCGGCGGAATATGCAGGCACGGCATTGGGGCGGCAGGAATTGGATGGGGTGATGCTCGATGATGTGGAGGGCGCATTATGGCAGATAGGCGCGCTGGCCGCCTGTCAGCTGGACAGAGCACCGCCGCTGACGCGGATCGTCGTGGCCATCGACCCGCCCACCACGGCGCATGCCGGATCGGATGCCTGCGGGATCATCGTTGCTGGCGTGGTGATGGCAGGGCCGGTGCAGGACTGGCGCGCCTATGTGCTGGAAGACGCAAGCCTGCAAGGCGCCAGCCCCGACGCTTGGGCGCGCGCCGCCATCGGGGCCATGGCGCGCCATAATGCCGACCGGCTGGTGGCTGAGGTCAACCAGGGCGGTGACATGGTCGCCGCCGTGATCCGCCAGATTGACCCGCTGGTGCCGTTGCGCACGGTCCATGCCAGCCGCGGCAAGGTGGCCCGCGCCGAACCTGTCGCCGCCCTTTATGAACAGGGCCGCGTGCGGCATCTGCGCGGGCTTGGCGATCTGGAAGACCAGATGTGCCAGATGACCGGTGCGGGCTATCAGGGCCGCGGATCGCCCGACCGTGTCGATGCTTTGGTCTGGGCGATCCACGACCTGATGATCGGCCCGGCCCAAAGCTGGCGCAACCCCCAGATCAGGGGGTTGTGACCGTCGCAGCCCTGCAGGCTGCTCGGGCGCGCCGCGCGGGAGTATTTTTGGAAATAAGAAGCCGGGGCCTGAACAGCGGGCCCCGGCTTTTTCTTTCGACTTCTCTTTTCCTTAAATACTCCCGCGCGGAGCGCGCCTGCCGGTGCGGCCGGGGCAGGTGTTGCGGGCGGGTGCGCACGGTGCCGTAACCGCATCCTCAGCCCTGTGCGGTAAAGTTCTTTCAACGCCGCAATGATCGTTTCGAGGAGAAGCCATGTTTGATTTCCTGACCCGCAAACCGCCCGCTGCACCGCAGGTCAAGACCTCGGCCACGGGCCGTGTTGTCGCGCTGCAGGGGGCGGGGCGGGTGGCCTGGTCGCCGCGCGATGTCGTGTCGCTGACCCGGACCGGGTTTCTGGGCAATCCGGTGGGCTTTCGCGCCGTGCGTCTGATTGCCGAGGCTGCCGCCGCGATCCCGCTGGTGGTGCAGGATGACGACCACCGCTATGACCACCATCCGGTGCAGGCGCTGCTGGCGCGCCCCAATGGCGCACAGGGCCGCGCAGAATTGTTGGAGGCCTTGTTCGGCCAGCTGCTTTTGACCGGCAACGGCTATCTGGAGGCGGTGGCAGTCGATCGCCTGCCGGCCGAGATCCATGTGCTGCGCTCTGACCGGATGGCGGTGGTCCCGGGGCCGGATGGCTGGCCCATGGCCTATGAATACAATGTCGATGGCCGCAAGCACCGCTTTGCCGTCACCGAGGATCACAGCCCGATCTGCCATGTCAAATCCTTTCATCCGCAGGATGACCATTACGGGTTTTCGCCTTTGCAGGCCTGTGCCGCGGCCATCGATGTGCATAATGCCGCCTCGCGCTGGTCCAAGGCCTTGCTTGACAATGCGGCCCGGCCCTCGGGTGCGATTGTCTATCGTGGCGCGGATGGTCAATCCGCGCTGACCGGTGATCAATACGACCGGCTGGTCAGCGAGATGGAAAGCCAGCATCAGGGCGCGCGCAATGCGGGCCGCCCGATGCTGCTGGAAGGCGGGCTGGACTGGAAACCGATGGGGTTTTCGCCCTCGGACATGGAATTCCAGAAAACCAAGGAAGCCGCCGCGCGCGAGATCGCCATCGCCTTTGGTGTGCCGCCGATGCTGCTGGGCATCCCCGGTGACGCGACCTATGCCAATTACCAAGAGGCCAACCGCGCCTTTTACCGCCTGACGGTGCTGCCTTTGGCGACCCGCGTCGCCTCGGTCATCGCGGACTGGCTGTCGGATTTTTCCGGCCAGCGCATCGAGATCCGCCCTGACAGCGACCAGATCGCCGCGCTGTCGCATGAGCGCGACAGCCTCTGGGCGCGGGTGGGGGCGGCTGCGTTCCTCAGTGATGCGGAAAAGCGCCGCCTGTTGGGCCTGCCCGCGCAGGAGGTCGGCCAGCATGGATGACAAGGTGATTACCCTGCGCGGCCAGCGCCGCGCGCCGCCGCCGCCTGCATCGGATTTCTGGTTCGCGCAGGTCGATCTGCGCCTGGGCCGGATCGAAAGCATCATCGCACGGCTGGCCTGGCAGGTCTGGATCGTGGTCTGCGGCTGCGCCGGTCTGCTGGTCATCGAGATCGTCAAGGCAATCACGGGAGCCATATCATGAGTTTGGAACATAAATTCTGCACCGGCCCGCAGGCCGTGACCGTCACCGACGGGCAGGTGATCAGCGGCTATGCATCCTTGTTCGGCGCGACCGATCAAGGGGGGCGATATCGTCGAGGCCGGTGCCTATCGCATCAGCCTGGCCAAGGGCCGCCGGATCAAGATGCTCTGGCAGCATGATCCGGCCCAGCCCATCGGCATCTGGGACGAGGTGGTCGAGGATGCCAAGGGTCTTTGGGTCCGGGGCCGTCTGTTGACCGATATCGCCCGCGCCCGCGAGGCCGCAAGCCTGATCGCGGCGGGCGCCATCGACGGGCTGTCGATCGGCTATCGCACCCTGCGCGCGCATAAAGACGCCAGCGGCGCGCGCCGCCTGTCGGAACTGGACCTGTGGGAAGTGTCCTTGGTCACCTTTCCGATGCTGCCCGAGGCCCGTGTTACCGCCAAGGCCGAGGCCCGCGACACCGATGATCTGGACCGGCTTGCGCGTGCCTTTGCGCAGGCGCGCCGCCTGCTGCCCCCGCTTTAACCCCGACCGCCAAAGGAAAATCCCATGACCACACCCGTGCCCAAGGCCCGGATCGCCCAAGATCTGTCCGCGCCTGACCTGACCGAAGCCATCGCCGGATTTCTGGCGGATTTCACCACTTTTACCAACGGCCTGCAGGCCAAACTTCAAAAACAGGATGACCGCATGAACAAGCTGGATCGCAAGACGATGATGACCGCCCGCAGCGCGCTGGCGACGACTGCCGCGCCGGATGCACCGCATCAGAAAGCCTTTGCCGCCTATCTGCGCTCGGGCGATGATGATGCCCTGCGCGGGCTGGACCTGGACGGCAAGGCGCTGTCCTCGGTGATGGCCGCTGATGGGGGCTATCTGGTGGACCCCCAGACCGCCGCGACGATCAAAAGCACCCTGTCCTCGACCGCGTCCTTGCGGGCTGTGGCCAGCGTTGTGACGGTCGATGCCACATCTTATGACGTGCTGGTTGATCACACCGAAATGGGCGCTGGCTGGGCCACGGAAACCGGCAGCATGGCCGAGACCACCACGCCGCAGATCGACCGGATCAGCATTGCGCTGCATGAACTGTCAGCCTTGCCCAAAGCGTCGCAGCGGCTGCTGGATGACAGTGCCTTTGATATCGAAGGCTGGCTGGCAGGCCGGATCGCCGACAAATTCGCGCGGTCCGAGGCGGCGGCATTCATCAACGGTGACGGGATCGACAAGCCAAAGGGGATGCTGACCTATCCACAGGTCGAAAATGAGATCTGGGAATGGGGCAATATCGGTTTCGTGACCACGGGTGTGTCCGGTGGCATCCAGTCGGGTGATCCGATTGTGGACCTCGTCTATGCCTTGGGGGCGGTGTACCGCGCCAATGCGACATTTGTGATGAATTCCAAGACCGCTGGCACGATCCGTAAGCTGAAAGACAACGATGGCCGCTTTTTGTGGTCCGACGGTCTGGCCGCGGGGGAACCTGCACGGCTGATGGGCTATCCGGTACTGGTCGCCGAAGATATGCCCGATATCGCGGCAGGCTCTGCCGCCATTGCCTTTGGTGATTTCGGGGCCGGGTATACCGTGGCCGAACGGCCCGATCTGCGTGTGCTGCGCGATCCGTTCTCGGCCAAGCCGCATGTGCTGTTTTATGCCACCAAGCGTGTGGGCGGTGCGGTCAGCGATTTCGCCGCGATCAAGCTGCTGAAATTCGCGGTCAGCTAAGCCTGACCCGATAGGGCGCGCGC